GCTGAACCTGTACCTGTTTGACTTAAGAACTTCTTAGTTGTTGATGTGTTAGGGCCTAGCTTACCAAGAGTATTGGTTGCTGAGGCATAGAGCATGTCGCCTGTTACATAAGTAGAGTTATTTGTGCCGCCGTTTGCTTCAGGTAGTACGCCTGATACTGCACCAGATGCACTTAAAGAAACAGCATTCCACTCAACTTGAGTGCCTGAACCGTTAACAACTAAAGACTTATTAGCTGAACCTAGGGCTAACTTAGACCAAGTATTAGAAGAAGTACCATATAGTAAATCGCCAACAGTAGTTGTATTTGTGCCTGTACCACCGTTAGTAGCCGCAACAGTACCTGATAAAGAAAGAGTTGTACCAGTTAAATCTAGTGGGGCATTAACTGTATAGGCAATCTGTGTAGCAAACTCAGTAAATGGTAGCGCTGTTGTACCAACAGTAATAGAAGCGGTTTGTGCTAATACCCAAGATGAACCGATATTAGTTGAACCTGCTTGTACAAAGAAATAAGCATTATTAGCAATCTCGCCAGTGCCAGCTGTATCAAAGTCAGTAGCACGAGTTAAAACCCAAGGAGATACACCAGTAGAGCCGTTGCTAGTTAAAGTGTAAACGCCATTCTCGTAGGAATTAGTTTGGTTCTTAATAAGAACACGTTGCCCAACTGTAACTGATGCGCCATCGAGTGTGTTAAAAGTTCTATTTGTGTCAGCAGTTAATGTAGCACCAACACCGGCAGTACCGTTGTTATAGATAGTAGCTAGATTAGTTACTGAAGCAGCACGGACCGCAGGGTGGACTGTAAAACCTTGAGACGCCTGTACGTCAACGTATTGTTTAGTAGCCGCTTCTAGATTTGTTGTTGGGTTAGCGTTTAGAGTTACTGTGCTTTGGAATAACGCTGGACCGCTAATAGTCGCATTACCTGCAACACTTAAATCACCTTCAAGAGTCGTACTTAAATCAGTACCTAGTGTAGCAACTATGTTGTTAGCATCAAATGCGCCAGCAAAAAGTTTTACTTCGCCATCACCAGAACCTACATATAAGTCAGACGGATTAGACCCAAAGTCACCAGCAGATATTAAATAAGCTGAATTTGCTGTAAAAATTGGGTAATCTACAGATGAGTAGTTAGGGCTATTAATACCCATGTCTACGAAGAATGTAGTTCCATTAACATCTGTGCCACCGTTATAAGCAACGAAGTCAGCTGAAGCGTTTTGACCAGTATTCTGGTTTAAGTTATAAATCTGCGCAAACAAATCAACGTTACCAACAAACTTACCTAATTCAGCTGGCAATGTAGGTAACACTGTTACATTAGAACCAACAACAGTAATTGGACCACCGTTAATTAACGTTTCACCGTTAACTTCTTCGTACACAGCTTTTTCTGCTGGGTAGGTAATGAACACTTCAAGGCCATTAGCGCCACTAGTGAAATTAACTAAATTATTAGCATTTGAAGATGATAGAACACCTGTTCTAGAAAGCGTAGTAGTACTTAAAGTGTAAGTACCGTAACCAACTTCCCACTCACCTTCAGAGCCAACAGAGAGGTTATGGATGCAGTAGTAAACTACAGAACCGTTAGGAATACAGGACGCAAAAGTCCTAAACCCCGTAAAGGCGCCTGATAAAACAATATCACCAGTGCCTGAACTGGAGCTGGATTCTTTAACTCTGTCCTGTAGTACTAAAGCCATATTAGCCTCTTAAATTAAGCGATACGAATAATTGCGCTTGTTGCATCAAACGTTGGGAAAATGATTGTGAAGTCACCAGCAGTTGATGTCTTGTCACCACCAAAATCCAATACGCAAACAGCAGCGTTAGTTAGAGCTGAGTTTGAGTTGTCACGAGCAGAAGGTGTGCTGTTGTAAATTAAAGCGCCACGAGCTGTTGTAGTTACGTTTGAGAATGTCAAATCGCTGAAATCAGTAAAACCTGTACCAGCTGTAGAGTTAGTATTTGTTGTACCAACACCAGTGTTAGTCAAAGCTTCGCCACCAGCAGTAACGCCAGAAGACTCACCTGATGAAGTATAAGTAGTTGTATTAGCATCTAATGAAGCTGAAGATGTGTACAAAGCTAGTTTAAAAGTGTCTGCACCTGATTGTGCTGATGGACGGAAATCGTGAACACCTAACAAAAGCTGAGCTTTGAAAGACGTACACATTGCTTGAGTAATAGCCATTTAAGGACTCCTAATCGTTCAATAAAATTGTTAACTCAGGATGACCAGCTTCTCTTAAACGATTAGCAATAGTCGTACGGTCTGAGCGAACCGCTTGTTGCAAATACTGTATTAAAACAACTCGTAAGTTGTTCTTGAATGCCTCTGCCTGTTCACGGATAACTGGGTGTGATTTAGAACCAACATAAACAATCTTGTCTAGCGCTTGTTCGGCTAGTTCTTCTGGAGTAAACCCACGCCCAGATGTCGAAAGGACTGTAACTGTGCCACCTAGGAATCCATCTACTGAGTCGAAGTTCATTGTACTGGGTACCTTGCTTGGTTAGTTCTATAAGTATCCTGACGATTTTTACCTTCGCCAAGTTGTTTAAGCATTGCTAGAGCTTCATTGTAGCGGGCTGTATAGTTTTGAACTACATCAGCTTCACCTTTCATGAAAGTATATGCTTCTAACAATGAACCGTAAAGTAGTACAGAGTCAAAATTATCACCAAGCCAGCTAGTACCAGCAATAGTAATAGAAGTTGGGTACCCGTAGTAGTGCATCTCCATGTTGTAGCTTGCGTCCGGAGTAGGCCCCAAAATAAAAGTAGTGTTATCAAACACAGCGTAGTACTTAGGTGTACCCCCACTTGTAGGGTCTGGATAGCACTCACGTATATATTCCACATCTTTATTCAAAAGATATGTTTGGGCTTGAGTAACTGGGTCAATAACCGCTAATGAAAATACAGATAACCAACCAGACGGAAAATTTAAATACTTATTACCACTAGTTGTACTACCTACAACGTTCTTACGGTCTAACGGCAACTGGACAGAGTTATAAATACGCTGCTCTGCTTGTTGAATAAACGTATTAATCTGCTCTGTACCTGTAAGGTTAGCAGTTCCAGTACCAGCTGAATCAGTCCAGTCTTGGTCAGGGAAATCGTTTTCTACGTATCCCTTAATAGTTTCAAACAGAGTTGCGTAATTCATTAGGGTTTACCCTTGCTTACCGCTAATCTTACGGCCTTTAGTTGCAGCACCATAACCACGCATTACACCTACACCGTATGGGTTTTCAGATTTGTAGTTGCCTTTGCTAATACCACCAACAGATACATTTAAGTTATCTATGCAATTACCTTCTTTAGTGGTAGCAGCTTTCATAGCAGCTTCACCCGTACCGTTTTTTGCGTAAACTTCAGCCGCTTTATTTTCTTTAGCGTGGCCTAATGGGTAGGATTCTGCTGGCATTGGTTTAACCAATTTAACCATGATTAACGACCTTTCTGGTTAGCTACACGGGCTAGATTACGCCCCATAGTTTTCATATTTTTGTTTAGTTTACTTGAGCTCTTTTTAGGGCCGTTTTCAACGCCTACTACTGGGCCTGAATCGCCTAAATTTTTGCCTTTAGTTTTACCTGTTTTAGTTACGCCATCTGCACCGCGTTTGTAAGTCATTTTTTACTCCTAAGTAGTTGTTACTGTAACTGTACCAAGTTGTCCTTGTCCTAGCAAGGTATTTGGCGTTAAACCATTATCATCGTTTCTGGGGCCCCCTACAGGGTTCCAGTTCCACTGAATTATTCGACTACCATCCGACGGATATCCTATGCCATCTACAGAAGTAGTATCCGTTAAAGCTTCTTGCAAACCAGTTGTACCTGACTGGTAATACGACACGTCAGGTCTAGGCTCACGCACAGCCTGTGGGTCATTCACAGGATACATACCTAATTGTAATTGTGGATGGTCAGGGTCCCAGCAAGACTTACATACCTTAATCTTATAAGGTCTAGTCTTTACTGTTTGTGTACGCAACTCCTTAAGCATGTACCGGCCATCACAGCGGTCACACTGGGCAATTGCATATTTACCTGACGCAAATCTATTTGGCATTATCTGTAGTAGAACATGTTCCTAGGTACAAACCGCACTGGGGCTTTATCTCTATCTTCAGAAGAAGCCAAGTCCCACTGTTCCATATAATCAGCTTTTAGCATGGCAATACGGTTTGGGTCCACATCTGGTTTCTTCATAGAAATAAAATATGCTAACCCAGCCACAGCAGCATTAATTAAGCGGAACGGCATATCCTGCTCATAAGTACCACCTTCACCTGCGTCCTGCATACGGCGAAGTCTGTAATACACGAATGTGTATTGGTCGCCTGGAGGGTTTGGAGTTGGCCATACGTTAATACATGGAATATTTCGCTTAGTAATTGCAGCGCCAGTTAAATGCGCTGTAGCCACAGTATTAGCTTGCCCACGATAACAGTTCAACAACTGATTACCGCTAATATTCACATAGCCAATTGTTTCAGTACCAATTTCAATAAAGCCTGTAGTCGGTAAACCAACAGTTGAACTAAGTGTAATAGTTGTATCGGTAGAGCTAATGTTCCCATCTAATGTAAGGGCGGTTGCATTATCCATACCGGACTGGCGGTTTACGTATACTTGAATAGGGCGACCAGTAGTCAATTTATTTGGGATTGACATATAAGTAGGCTCAGCAATACGGCTAATATTGATATCTATCTGATTAGATTGACTAGCAGCGTTTGTACGGATAACCATATCCATCAAATCTACTGTATCAATAGGTAGAGCGTACAAGGCTTGGCCTGAAGCCATAGTTATCTGCCCTTGCTCAACCGTCCATAGGTTAATACCACGGTTTGCCCATTCAACGAGCATAAGATTCATAGAACGGCGAGCCGTCCTTAGGTCATAACCCCCACGAATCTCAAGACCGCAGCGCTCGTAAGCTTCCTCTGCCATGTCTCGGAACTCTAGGTTAAAAGCTGTAGTTCCGCTGGTTGTCATGTTACTTTCCTAACTTTTTTAAAGTCTGCGCTAGGCGTGCACGTTGGCCTTCTTTACCAGGAGCTTTAGCTGCCTTAGCAAGTTTCTTAGCTGGAATCTTTTCACCAGCTTTTACACCAAGTTCTTTACGCAATGCGCCAGGCTTTTTAATTGCCTTTTGAATCCATTTTTCAGCCATTATTTTCTCCTAGTTTTTGCTGCTTGTTTGAAGGCTTTAGCAGTTGGGGCACCTTTAGTTCCAGGCTTACGCATTGTTTCACCTGAACCTTCACTGATACGCTTACGTTTGGCGTGGATATTGTCGTAGAGGCCTGTCTTACCGCCAGCAGAATACATTTCGACGTCATTAGGATTGTCCTTGCGATGGATAATCTTTTTGCCAGGCATCTTAGACGGTTTTATTGCACCCATACCGCGGCTCGCTCTCATACAATCTTTCCGCGAGTCTTACCACGAATAGCTGCACCATCTGCGCGTGAAGAAGCTGTACCACCTTTAGCCATCTTTTTGATTGGCTGAGGAGTTTCTTTAACTACTTTCTCTTTAGCGGCTTCACGACGAGCTTTAGACTCTTCACGAGATTCGCCACCAAATGCTTCGTTAACAACTTCAACAGGATTAGCTAGACCTTTTTTATCTAGATAATCACTGGCTTTGTCACTCATATCTTTTAAAGTGCCCATGATTATTTACCTTTCTTCATATAGCCGCCACCACACATAGCAACCATAGTACCTTTTGTTTTGCCTTTAGTAGCGCAACCATCTGCAC